CGAGCTGCATAATTTAGTTACTAAAGAGTTTCTTGCCCGAATCAAATCTGGTGAAGCAACTACTCAAGACTTAAAAGCAGCTTGTGACTGGCTAAAGACAAATGACATTAGTGGTGTGGCCTACGACGGTAACCCACTCTCGAAGCTCGCTCAGGTAATGCCTGAGATCGATCCTGAAATGGTACAGAAACGACTTTATGGCTCAACAGTCCGGTAGCTCTACAGCTCACTACGCCGGTAACCGTAGATCTTTAAACATCAAACGTGCTTACCAGCGCAAATACAACAAGAAAAAGAAAGAGGTTGATCGCAGAGTTGAACTCAAGCGTATTAACCGACAGAAGGGCACCTACGGCAATGGTGACGGCAAGGATGTATCTCACAAAAAAGACGGAACTGTCTTTATGGAGAAAGCTTCAAAAAACCGTGCACGTAACCGTAGTAAAGCATGACCCCCTTACTTCCAACTCCTGATCACTATCTTTACAACCTAATAACCATGACATCCTCTGAAGCCAAGCGCCTTTGGAGGCGCAGTATTAAAGAATACTTTGGCTGCACTTGTGTTTATTGCGGAGAGACTTATGAATTACACGAACTTACTTTGGATCATGTACATCCTCGTTCTCTTGGGGGCGAAGATGTCAATACGAATGTCGTACCAGCATGTACCAGATGTAATCAGGATAAAGGAAGCCACCATTGGCGTTCCTGGATGAGGAACCAATTTGGAAAAAACTTACTTCGAGAATCACTTATTTCGTCACACATTAATTAATTATGGCTACTCCTAAAAAGAAAAAGACTGGTGAAGGTCTGTTTAAAAAACGCTACGCAACTTTGAAAGAACACCGTGCTGCTGTAGCTGCACGTAAGGCGCTTAAGGGCGGCAAAAACATTGGTCCCGTTGCCAATGCTGATGCTTATGGCTCTGCAATCAAACCAAAGGCTAAACCTAAAGCTGCTACTCCAAAAAAATCAACTCCAACACCTACTACCAGTTCAGGTCGTACATCATCCCAAAGTCGGGTAGCTGATCACTCGCGTCCTAACCAAACAGTTAACGGTGCTTCTTTGGGTAGCAGGCTGACTGCTGAAGAGAAAAAGAAAAGAGAAGAAGCGGCTGCAAGTGTTGGCAAAACCCGTCGTACAGGTACAAGTCGTGGAGGATCTCGTTCCTCTAATAACAACAGAGGTCAACTACGCGCCAATACCAGCGGACCCAAAGTTGGATCTACCAGACGCATCAGAAAAGGCAGAACCTATGTCACCCAAATGTGGGACGGTAAGAAATACGTTACCGGAAGACTAGGTACTAAAGGAGCTAAGGGTTAACAACCTGTGCCTAACGGCAAGTAAATAATACCGCGCTCCGAAAGGGGCGCTTTTTTAATGGCTATACGACCCACTGAATTAAGCTGGGCTAATTATCGAAAAGCAGCTCGTATTCTTAAGCAAACCGTTCCTGGTATAAAACCAGAACAAATTGTTAAAGAATTAGGTTATGCAATTAAAGACGGTCAACGCATATCTATCACATCTGATGGAGAAGGTGGCGTAAAAAAACGCAACCGTACTGCTCACGAAGCTCGAAACAGACTTTATCAAAAACGACGAAGGATTCAAACAGGCGATCTAAGTCCACAACAGTTGGCAGAATCCAGACGTATTAAGGATGAAACCAGAGCAGATGGACTAGAAGTTGATCACTTCAATGAAATTGCTTTTATTGGTAGGCAACTTGAAGCCTTAGAAGCGGCAGGCGGTGACGTACAAGCTGCTCTACAAAGACTTCGTAATGCTGGTTATTCTTTAGGTGATGATCCTAATAATTTACAGGCTCTTTCACCACAAGCTAATGGTGAAAAAAACAGGCAATCAGAAGACTTGCAAACTTATCTTGGTAGCCGAGAAGCCTTAGGACAGTCTCCTTCTGCTCGTAATTCAAATCTAATTGTCGTTGCAGAGGATCTTTCCCAACCTACGACCGTTTTTCCGCAGGAAAATAAGGGATCACTTGTCACTACTCGTGGTCAGACTCGTTATGTACCACCAGTCTCTCCAGGCTTCGATACTTCTGTTCAACCAGGTCCGTCAGTTACTGCACCTCAAGGTGGTGGTTATACCGCACCTCAAGTGATGGAAACCAATGGTGAAAATGGTACGAACGGTGATAACGGTCATAGCCACAGCAATGGTGGTCCTCCAAAAAATGGAGGGAATGGAGGGAATGGAAACGGAGGTCTTGTTAACGGCTTAATTGATATGACTCGTGAATATGAACCTGAACATAAAAACATCAATGACCTTGCCCCATTGTTTATTGGTGGTCGCGTTGTTTTACAAGCTGTAGGCGGATTAATAACTGCAAGCCCTTAGAAGCCCGTTGAAATACCACTCCTATACAAACACATATGACAGACGTTTTAACGGCCTTACAGGCTGATTTCAAGCTGTTTCTGCAAGCTTTGTGGGGACAGCTAGACCTACCAGAACCAACAAAAGCTCAATATGCAATCGCACAATATCTTCAGTCTGGACCTAAGCGTCTTCAAATTCAAGCTTTCCGTGGAGTTGGAAAGTCCTGGATTACTGGAGCCTTTGTTTTGTGGACGCTTTTCAATAACCCTGAAAAGAAAATCATGATCATCTCGGCCTCTAAAGAGAGAGCCGACAACATGTCTATCTTCCTACAGAAGCTAATTATTGAAACACCTTGGCTTTGTCACTTACAACCTAAGTCCGACGATGCACGTTGGTCACGTATTAGTTTCGATGTCAACTGCTCACCAAGCCAAGCACCTTCCGTCAAATCCGTTGGTATCACTGGACAGTTGACCGGGAGCCGTGCGGATCTAATGATCCTTGACGACATCGAAGTTCCTGGTAACTCAATGACAGAAATGATGAGGGAGAAACTTCTTCAACTCTGCACAGAGGCTGAATCAATCCTTACTCCAAAGGATGACTCCCGCATCATGTACTTAGGCACACCACAGACCACATTTACTATCTACAAAAAGTTAGCTGAGCGTAACTACAGACCACTCGTGTGGCCTGCACGTGTTCCACGCAAGATGACTAACTACGAAGGTGTTATAGCTCCTGAACTCCAAACAGATATTGATCGTGGAGCTAAACCCTGGGACGTAACAGACCCTGACCGATTCCAAGATGATGACTTACTTGAACGTGAAGCGTCAATGGGACGCTCTAACTTCATGCTTCAGTTCATGCTCGATACGAGCCTTAGCGACGCAGAGAAGTTCCCACTTAAAAACGCTGACCTTATCGTCACTAGCGTTAATCCCACTTCTGCTCCAGACAACATCATCTGGTGCTCAGACCCAAAGAACTGTCTCAAGGAACTCCCCACAATCGGATTACCTGGAGATTATTTCTACTCTCCAATGCAACTCCAGGGGGAATGGGGAGATTACGCTGAAACAATCTGCTCAGTTGACCCGTCGGGCCGTGGCTCGGATGAGACAGTTGCAGCTTATATCTCCCAACGACACGGTGTCATGTACTTGCACGAAATGCGTGCTTACCACGACGGATACTCAGACAAAACGTTACTGGACATTCTAAAAGGCTGTCGTAAATACGACGTAAAGACACTCCTTATTGAATCTAACTTTGGTGACGGTATCGTCGGTGAACTGTTTAAAAAGCATCTTCAACAGACCAAACAATCAATACACGTCGAGGAAACACGTGCCAACGTACGTAAAGAAGACCGCATCATTGACACACTTGAACCTGTACTTAATCAGCACCGGCTTGTTGTAGACAAAAAAGTCATTGAGTGGGATTACGCCTCTAACCCTCAAGCACCTCCTGAACGACGACTCCAATACATGCTCTTCTACCAACTCAGTCGTATGTGTCGTGAAAAGGGTGCAGTACGACATGATGACCGTATTGATGCCTTAAGTCAAGGTGTTAAATACTTCACTGACTCCTTATCTATCTCAGCACAACAACAGATCATTGATCGTAAACGTGATGAATGGATAGACCTCATTACCAACTGGCAAGACGACCAAGATTGCTTCGCTGACCACCTCGTATTCAACATGAATATGGACCAAAGACGCGAATCAAGAGGAGACACCAAGAACGGTGTCCCTACCTGGGTTTAGGTGCAATCCCTTATGTATACAGGAGGAAGGGTGGACCTCCTGTGATTCGGGGATCTTCGGATCCCTTTATCTAATGAAACTAGACAACATATTGTACCGACTTACATACATACGTATATGAGATTGGGCAATCTTGTGACTCCTTTACTACTGTATGTCCCATCACGTTAAGTACGTCCATTCAACTCCTGATGGTGATGACCTCGTTGCTTACATGGCACGTGTGTCAAATCCATTGAATCAAAACAACACTGAGACCAGTGCTAAGTTGATTAAATATCTCATCAAACATAAACACTGGTCACCCTTTGAAATGGTGAACATGTGTGTTGAGATAGATACTACTCGCAGTATCGCTGCTCAAATCCTTCGTCATCGTAGCTTTAGCTTCCAAGAGTTCTCTCAACGGTATGCAAAGGCTCTCGATAAACCAGGTCCACTAGCTATTCGTAGGCAAGATCTTACAAACCGTCAAAACAGTGTGGATGATATTGATCCATACACTCAACAAGACTTTCAGATCAAAGCTGATCAAGTTTACGGCCTAGCGTTTGCTTTGTATGAAGACATGCTTACGGCCGGTGTAGCTAAAGAATGTGCACGTGAAGTACTCCCACTCAGTACACCTACACGTCTGTACATGAACGGAACACTTCGTTCGTGGATTCATTACACAGATCTTCGCTGTGGTGACGGTACACAACTTGAACATAAGTTCATCGCTGATCAATGTCGTGAC